AAGAAACATATTAAACTATTACCACCTACAACATTAAACATTGTATCTAGCGTGGGTCATATAGATAGTCATACTGATCGTGGTTGGAAAGACGTGCTATCAAAGATTACAGATGCTCATCCAGCAAGTAATCTAGCAGCACAATATGGTAAGAAGTCAGTAAAAGACACACAAGTTGATAAAATAATACACAAACATAGACGTATAAGAGCAGGGAAGAAAGTATAAATAGTAGTATGGCAGATTTTGATTTTTTAGACGGATTTGATGCTGATGGCGATTGGGGTTTTACCTCAGTTAAACAGAAACCAGCAACAGAAAGTAAAGCAGACTCAGATGCTACAAAAGAAGTTGTCAAGGCGACAGCAGACGGTGTAGGTAAGGCTGTGTCTAGTGAGATTATCAATAGACTAGAAACAAAACTAGATAAACTATTGAGAGCAACTAACGAAACTAAAGAAACAGTTGTTGCCAAGAACGAAACAGAATTAGAGATCGCTAAGAAACAAATGGATGATGAGTACGATCTCAGAAAAGATAATCTAGGTAAAGAGTACAAAGAAGACTTTAAGAAACTAGAAAAACTTATCATACCTCTACTAATCAAATTAGCAAAATCACCTGAGGCCTATATTCACTGGCCGAACAGAGCAGAAGTAATCGAAGCACAATTGAAAAAAATTGTACAGATTACTCGTGGCAAATAATCAATCAAAGGATATCAAATGAAACTAAGTAAGAATTTTAGCTTGAAAGAAATGACGACTAGTCAAACGGCTGAACGTAAAGGTATTAATAATAATCCTAATGACGATCAGATTACAGGATTACAAAAGTTATGTGAGAACATACTACAACCTGTTAGAGATCAGTATGCTACGCCAGTAACAATTTCTAGCGGATTTAGAAGTGAAGAATTATGTGTTGCAATCGGATCATCAACAAACTCACAGCACGCTAAGGGGCAAGCCGCCGACTTTGAAATATTTGGGACTCCGAATGCTGAACTAGCAAAATGGATTATAGAGAACTTAGATTTTGACCAACTCATATTGGAATACCACAAACCAGAAGAACCTAATAGTGGGTGGATTCATTGTTCATACAAGAGTCCTACTGATAATAGAAAACAAACATTGAGAGCATTTAGAAACGATCAAGGTAAAACTCAATACGTTGAGTACAACCCTAACTGAACTCTCGGTATAGTCAGTAAAGACGAGATAAACGATATGCTGACACTTCATAGAAGTACATAGTGCTTGACCTGTCATAGATTATGTGATATAATACTATCTATGAATACATTAAACGAATATTTTAAAAAGAACCATAAACCTAAAATCTTTACTCATAACTCAGTAGAGAAGAAACCAGATTTACAAACAAAAACTATTCAAGGTAAAAGATTCTACATCTTACCTGATGGTAGTAAACTGCCCTCGATCACAACTGTGTTATCGGCTAGAGGCAATGAAGGTATCGCCAGATGGCGTGCCTCAGTAGGCGAACAAGTTGCAAATACTATAATGAGAAATGCAGCGAATAGAGGTACTGCCGTACATACACTTACAGAGAACTATCTTAATAACGAAGAACTATCTCAGCAAGGTGTTTTACCTACTGCTTTATTTACCATTCTAAAAACTGAACTGGATAAGATAAATAATATAGCAATGCAAGAGGGTGCTCTATACAGCGAAAAATGGGGTGTTGCAGGTAGAGTCGATTGTATTGCAGAATATGATGGTAAGTTATCAGTAATAGATTTTAAAACATCTACTAAAGATAAAAAAGAGGAATGGGTAGAAAACTATTTTATTCAGACTTCTGCTTATTGTGAAATGTTTGAAGAACAACATGGCATATCGATAGATCAGATTGTTATATTGATTGTGACCGAAGAAGGTGGCACACAAACTTTTGTTAAGAATAAGAAAGACTACTTACCCCTATTAAAACCAGCGATAGAGGAGTTTCATAAGAAATTTAAAGAGAATGAAAAAACTAATTAAAACAATATGTGGATTATTTTTTATATTATGTTTATCTAGTGAATCATATGCAGGTCCTGAGGACCTATCAATGTATCCTTGGGAACTACAACAAATGCCAATATCATGTGGACCATTAGCAGATGTTAATAAGGCTTTAGAAAAAGCAGGTTATGTACAGATAGAGATTGCATATGGTAGAATATCAGCATTACCAACAGGTGAGATTGCTTATGCTGTGATAACTTATGCGTCAACAGATGTAGAAGGACATATGATAAGAACAATGGAAACACCTGCTCAACAAGAGAAGTGTATAGTAAATTTGTTATTTGATTATAGAGTAGTGACGCCAAAAGAATTGACGAATTAATTGTTGATAAGAAGACAATAACTTTTAGGGACCTGGGTGCAATACCCAGCCACTCCACCATTCAAACAATGAAATTTGAGGGGTGGAAATAGGATCGACCATCAGGTAAAACTTCTAGGAGATTGATCGCTAACACCGTACTGTTATTTAAATGCTAACTCACAAGGTTTTGCATTAGCGGCTTAGGTCGTTAGGGGTTTGCCTGTACCTCGCAACAGAAACAGGCGCTTGACAAATAGCAAAGAATGTAGTATAATATAAGATATGACAGATACAATATTAACACCTAATAAGTTTGCTTTAATTGTAGAAAATATAGTTAAAGATAAGAAAATTAGCTACATAGACGCAATTTTAGACTATTGTACTGATAACGAGATTGATCCTGCAAATGCTAGATCAATGATAAATAAAACATTAAAAGAAAAAATTGCATATGAGGCACAGAACCTTAATATGTTAAAGGAGAAGGTGGCAAAACTACCATTTTAAATTATGAATGAAAAAATACAAACAATAATACCTCATGTAAATTTTAGAGTAAGAGAACTAGGTGAATGGGTAGATACAAATACAGATACCTATTTCAAAGATAAGAAAGTATTACTATTTTCTTTACCAGGTGCTTTCACACCGACTTGTTCAAACGAACAACTACCAGGTTTTGATAAACAGGCAGCCGCTTTCAAAGAATATGGCATAGATGAAATTTATTGTATGTCAGTAAATGATTCTTTTGTTATGAATGCTTGGGCAACAGATCAAAAGTTAGAGAATGTTAAAATGATTCCTGATGGTAATGGTGAGTTCACAAAAGGTATGCAAATGTTAGTACAGAAACAAAACTTAGGTTTTGGTCAGAGATCATGGAGATATGCTATGATTGTGAATGATGGTGACATAGAAGTGATGTTTGTAGAATTTGGTAAAACAGATGATTCAGCAGGAGACCCTTATGGCGAATCTTCACCTGAAAGTGTGTTAAAATATCTAAAGGACTTTAAAGGATAATAGTGAATGGTTTTGAAGTATATAAAAAATATCTTGCGATCAAGCTTCATTTCACAAGTAAGAACCAGAGTTATGACTTCCATAAACACGCTGGGCGAACAACAGCAAGGTTGGATACATTTACTAAAAGACGGGATAGGTATTTTTTTCACAAGCTTAGTAGAACTTATAGCGATACTGATATTATTAATTATTTTATCAGTAATTTTGTTTCTAATACTAATCTCTGGATTGGGGATATTATTGGCAGATCAGGTGATGATAACTATAAAACGTGGTCAAAAAAAATAGAGGCACTACATTATTATTATGAACAAGATATAGATTATATACTAAGTAAGATTACAAAGAAGATAAGTTTTGATGATCTGTTTACCTCTAAGAAAGGTCAACACCCACCGATACTTAAATTCGTATTGGCAAAAAAGATTAACTTTGAAACACTTTTAATATTAGATGACATATTAAGGTTTTCAAAAAGACTAAACAAAGACATAGGTGAAAAAGTATTATGGCCTAAACTGTGTGATAGAATGATAAGATACAGACCGTTTGTACCATACAACATAACAAAGTATAAGATGACACTAAAAAAGAAAATAAAGGATATGTAATGCCAGAACTTGAATTTAATTGTTTTGTATGTAAAAAACCATCTATATTTGATAAAGAAATAACTTATGTTGGCAACCTAGGATCAACACCGGTTCAACTTTGTATTCCTTGTTCTAAACATAATGATAATATGGTGTTGAAAACTATGTACGATAGAAATTTAGAATCTGAATTGAAAAATCAATTAGATAAAATGATAAATCGAGGTGAAAATAATTCTAATGTTGGATCATTTGTTTCTCGTTGTAATTTTAGATATAAACATGATAGACAAAATCCATTTTGCAATCATCCACTTGATTATGTTTCAACTATTAATTTAACTGAACAGTATCAATTATTAGATGACTTCATTAAACCTATAACAGATTTTTTAAAAGATAATACTTCTCCCCCTAAACAACAAGGTCTTATATCAAATGGTTATCAAACTGAAGGCAATTTATTTGAAGATAAAACTATTGATACAAATGAGATTCAAAAAATTATTCATTTAGAGGTAGAGAAATATCGTGAGAAGTTTAAAGATAGTGAGGAAGGTTTTCTAAAGAACTGGCCAAAAGAATATACTCTTAATGGTTGGTTGATAAGTATGAAAAGTGGTGGTAAATTAAAACCTCATATGCACGAATATGGTTGGTTGAGTGGCAGTATCTATATAAATGTACCTGAGAAAGAAACAGTTGATAGTGGTAATCTTGTGGTGTGTATAGATGATACAGATAAAGCTGATAAAAAGAGTATAGATGTGGTGACTGGAAGTCTTTGTCTTTTCCCTGCCTCTCTACTTCACTACACAATACCATTTAAGTCAGGTGAATTAGGTAATTCGTTTGAGTCAGATGAAGAGCGTATAGTTCTAGCATTTGATGTTAAACCAAAAACAAAGGAGATATAATGTCAAAAATGAGAATGTTTAAGTTTTGGAATGAAGCAGGTGACGAAAAAGAAAAAGAATCAATGAGTTTGAAGAAGGCGATTAAGTCTGTTCAAGGTGATTTCAAAGACAAATTTATTGGTGTTGAATATATTAGTAAAAGAGGTAAAAATATTATTGATTCTGTGAGAATACCTATCGGTAGAAGAATAAGACAAGCAATAATAACAGAAGCTAAAAAAATGGCTTCAAAAGCAAGAAAACTATAAGGAGAAAATATGAGTACAGATAGTCACGACAAAGACCACGACCACGACAGGTCTTATGAGAATGAGGTAACGCCAAGTCCTATGGTACAGATATCATTAAAAGAATATGATAAGTTAAAAGAGAAACAACACTATATTACCGATAAAGCTATGATTGATACCATAGATAATATAGAAAGACTTGTGAGATCATTAAGAAAACATATAGTTAGAACGGAAGTATAATGAATTTTGCTATTGTAGATGATAGAGGTCTAAATGATTTAGAAAGAGTGAATGATACTAAAGATAAGGTCATTGCTAGTCTAAAACATGACAATAAACTACTTGCTAAACAGGTATCTGATCTATTAGAAGAAAAGAAGTTGAGAACGCTTGACAATAAGTCTTAAATCTGTTATAATAGCACTATGAATACTCTTATAAATAATAGAGTGCGATTAATACAGCACATATACAAATATAATAATACAAAAACATACAAAGGAATATACACATGAATACAAGTATCGCAGCGTTAAAACGCTCTAAATCAAACCTAGACACTTTAGTGTCAGAACTTTCAAAAGTTGCAGAACCTCAAAAACAAAAGAACTCATATGCCGATGATAGATTCTGGAAACCAGAATTAGATAAATCAGGTAACGGCTATGCTGTTTTTAGATTTCTACCAGCAATCAAAGGTGAAGACTTACCTTGGGCAAGACTATGGTCTCATGCCTTTCAAGGACCTGGTGGTTGGTTTATA